GACAAAGCGAGTTAGATGCAACACGGATTAGTTCGTTTAGTGGTTTAGAAGCATTTCCGTATTTAAGTAAGCGTTTCTTATTAAAGCGTTACTTAGGACTATCAGAAGAAGAAATGGTAGACAACCAAGAGTTATGGGAAGAAGAAAATGCTAAACCAGTAACTGTAGAATCTAGTGGTGCAGACTTACGTGGTGTAGGTGTTATGCCAGGTGACTTCGAAGGCGACATAGATACTATGGGTGAAATCGAAAGTGAAGGAGACATGGGAGACATGGATATGGGCGGACCACCACCTGCTGAAGTCGGTTCTGCTCCACCACCAGATGTACAAGGCGGACTTCCTTAATAAATACTAGTATGATATTAAATGAATTATTCCAATCAGCAGTACCAGGTTATCAAAACGTAGAAGATGATAATACCCAGCTGACTAAAGACGATCTACGTAAAACACGACTTACACTAAAGCAGATTAGTAAGTTGCGTCAAATGAATGACATACGTAACATTGAAAATAAAGAAAAGATAGGTAAGATACAGGCAATGTATGCCGCACCTGCTGAAGAATCAGCACCAGTATTTTAGATAAAGATCACTGAAAATCACTGAAAATCCCCGAAAAGTGCCAAAAAAGACACTTAACAGATACCGTTTGACACAAACTCAATAAATATTCACATATACACTATATTATAACCCGGAGTTACTAATGAACAAATTTGAAAAGTTGATTGAATACGTTATTAATGATGAAGATGGTAAAGCATCTGATTTATTCCACGAGATTGTTGTTGACAAGAGTCGTCAGATATACGAAGACTTAATGGAACTGGAAATGGGCGGTGACGCAGTTGATGAGTTAATCAACGATGTTGAAGCTGATGAAGAAGGCATAGACTATGAAGAAGATGACATGGACATGGGAGACAGTGACACAGACTTCGATGATGATGGCGAAACTGACGATCACGAAGGTGACCATGAAGAGCTAGAAGATCGTGTAGTTGACTTAGAAGATAAGTTAGACGAGTTAATGGCTGAGTTTGATGACTTAATCGGTGGCGAAGAAGAAATGCCAATGGACGACGAAATGCCAATGGACGACGAAATGATGGACATGGGTGATGAGATGCCAATGGACGACATGGCAATGGACATGGAACCAGAAATGGAAGAAGGCATGTATGAATCTAAAGAGATTGACGAGGAAGACGAAATCGACGAAGAGGAAGAAGTTGACGAAGATAAAGATGCGTTAGATGAAAATGTTGCTTTAAGTAATGTGTCTAAGCCTAGTAACACTGAAGAAGGCGGCGTTAATAAGAGTTCAGTAAATGCTGACAATGCAGGCGGTAAAGGTAAGAAAGGCGGAGCAAAACCAGTAGCAATGGGTTCAAGTCAAGAAAAAGGTCGTACAGCACCAAAAGCAAAAGATATGGGAAGTACAACTAAGCCAAATGAAAAGAAAGTAGCGGCACCTAAAGCAAAAAGTGAAGACTAAAGCAAAAGGTGAAGATGCAGGCAGTTAATCGTTAAAGGAGAGGCTATTATGAACAAGTTTGAAAAATTAATAGAATATGTTATTAATGAAGAAGACGGAAAAGCTAGTGATCTTTTTCACGAGATCGTTTTAGAAAAAAAGAATAGCATTTACAAGAAGTTAATAAAAGAAGATGAGAAAGAAGAAACTAGCGAAGAAACTAGCGAAGAAACTAGTGATGAAGCTAAAGATTCTGACTCAGGCGAACCAAGTATTGAAGCTAAAGATTCTGACTCAGGCGAAACTAATAATGAAGACTCAAATAACTTTAAGTCTGAAGGTGACGTGTTTAACGGCAGTTTAGTGCCAGCACCAGAACCAGTTACTGATGAACCTAGTGACACTTATACAGATACAGTAATAAGTGATGATGATAGTAACAAAGAAGGTAGCGAGGTATAACTAATGTCATTTTTGCAAGAAAATTTATCATTTGATGCCGCTAACATTATTGTAGAACGTAGCGGTGAAGATGGCAAAGATCTTTACATGAAAGGTCTATGTATTCAAGGTGATGTTAAGAATGCCAACGAACGTATCTATCCAGTTAATGAGATTACTAGTGCAGTTAAATCATTGCATGAGCAAATTAATGGTGGATATTCAGTATTAGGAGAGTTAGATCACCCAGATGATTTAAAAATAAATTTAGACCGTGTAAGTCACGTCATCACAGAAGTGTGGATGGAAGGTGCAAACGGTTTCGGTAAGTTAAAGATTTTGCCAACGCCTATGGGTAAGTTAGTTGAAACCATGTTAGGTAGCGGCGTAAAATTAGGTGTCTCGAGCAGAGGTAGCGGAAACGTTAACGAAAGCAACGGACATGTAAGTGATTTTGAAATAGTAACAGTTGATGTAGTAGCTCAACCTAGTGCCCCTGGAGCGTATCCAACAGCTATATATGAAGGTTTGTTGAATATGGAACATGGGCATAAGTTGATTGAAATGGCGGCTGATGCTAGAGAAAGTATCACAGCACAGAGATTTTTAGAAGCTGGACTTGTTCAGCTTATTAAAGATCTCAAAATATAGGAGAAATAGATGCTAGATGCAATTAAACCATTGCTCGACAGCGAATTGATTAACGAAGACACTCGTCTTGCTATCCAAGAACAATGGGAAGCAAAAATGAATGAAACTCGTGAAACAGTTCGAAGTGAACTAAGAGAAGAGTTTGCTACTCGTTACGAGCATGATAAACAAACAATGGTAGAAGCTCTAGATCGCATGGTATCTGAAAGTCTTGAAGCAGAGATCAATGAGATTGCGGAAGAAAAAACCGCTTTAGCAGAAGATCGTGTTAAGTTCCAAAGCAAGATGACTGAAAGTGCTACAAAGTTTAACAACTTTATGGTAACGAAGTTAGCTGAGGAAATTAAAGATTTGCGTGAAGATAGACAGGTTCAAACACAAGGTATGGCTAAACTAGAGGAGTTTGTTGTTAAAGCTCTTGCTAGGGAAATCAATGAATTTGCACAAGATAAGAAAGAAGTTGTTGAGGCTAAGGTTCGTTTAGTTGCAGAAGCTAAAGAGAAACTTACAGCACTCAAGACTCGATTTGTTAAAGAGAATTCAGAGAAAGTTAAATCTGTTGTTACCAAGCGTTTACAGAGCGAACTATCGCAGTTACACGAAGATGTAAAAGTTGCTCGAGAGAATAACTTTGGTCGTAGAATTTTTGAAGCATTTGCTACTGAATTTACAGGTACTCATTTAAATGAGAATGCTGTAATTAGAGAGTTAAATCAAAAGTTAGATGATCGCGATAATAAACTAGACGAAGCTAGACAAGTAATTGGTAAAGCTAAAGTCTTAGTTGAACAAAAGAACAGAGAAGTACAAACGATACAAGAGAACAACAGACGTACATCAGTCATGGAAGATTTGTTAGGTCCTTTACAAAGGGATAAAGCAGAAGTCATGCAGAATTTGCTAGAAAATGTTCAAACTAATCGTTTACAAAGTACATTTGAAAAATATTTACCAGCAGTACTTTCTAATAAGTCGAGTGCACCTGCACAAAGACGTAAGCAATCTTTAACAGAGAGTGCTAAAAAAGAAGTAACTGGTAATAAGAAAAACGACATGCAGTCAACAGACGATAACGGTGTTATCGACTTACGACGTTTAGCAGGTCTTTAAATTAGTGATTTTTAGGAGATAAAGATGTCACAACAATTAATAGAAGGTCGTTGGAGCGAAACAAAAGACGCTCTAATGGAAGGTTTAAGCGGTTCTCGTCGTAGTTCGATGAGTGTAATCTTAGAGAACACTCGCAACTATTTGGCTGAGAGCGCAACAGCAGGTTCTACATCAGCTGGTAATGTAGCTACACTTAACCGTGTAATTTTACCAGTAATTCGACGTGTAATGCCTACTGTAATTGCTAACGAACTAGTCGGTGTACAGCCAATGACTGGTCCAGTTAGTCAAATACATACATTACGTGTACGTTATTCAGACACAATGGATGGTTCAAGTATTCCTGGTGATGCTACAAGCACAACAGCAGGCGATGAAGCATTGAGTCCGTTTAAGATAGCACAAGCGTATTCATCAGGTCCTACGGGTAGTAACCCAACTGACCATTTAGCGGCGGCAACTGCGGCGTTAGAAGGTAGTGGCGGACGTAAGATGAGTGTACAGCTTTTAAAGCAAGCTGTTGAAGCTAAGACACGTAAGTTACAAGCACGTTGGACTTTTGAAGCGGCACAAGATGCTAATTCAATGCACGGTATCGACGTTGAAGCAGAAATTATGGCGGCGTTAGCG